TTATGTTCTCGGGCATAATTGGTAAGATATTCTTTTTGTGCTTCAAGCGATTTGCCGTGCATCATTTGTTCGGTAGTAGATACACGGATATAGATTGCACAGCGTTCAATTTTGTCTGTCATATTATATCACCTTTCCTAAAATGTACGCAAAAAAGGGTGCAAAAATAACATCTATACAGATGCTGGAAAATTGTGGTACAATATTCTTGTCTAGGGATTATTGTACGTGCCTTGGCACTGTATAGTATTCATTAAGCCGTCTCTGTTGGTAGCAGGGGCGGTTTTTTATTTGTCTAATTTTTTCTTTTGCTCTTTTTCTATTTGCTTGATACTTTTGGACGGAGTAGGCAAATCTTCTGGCATGGTGCCACCAAGTTCTTTGATTGTCTGGCGAACTTTTTTGCCAACTTCATAGTGAGTTTGGTTTGCTTCGTTCTTTCCTGTAATATGTTCTCTACGGAGCTTTTCGTCTGTTTGTGTGGCACGGAAGAGATTAGCCGCTAATTCAGTACTTCCCATGTGGTCGAGGATTTTTTGACTTTTTTTGAGATCTTTACGCGCATGGATTTCCTTTACACCCAATCCACCATATAATCCTTGATAACCTTTGTTTTGGAAAATGGCGTAATCGCGAGGATCATTGATGCCGGCCATCTGTGCGGCTTCAGCCAACGATTTGTTATGCGTAATCATCTCGCTACGGATTGCTAAACGTTTTTTATCTTCAGTAAGATCATCAAAGTGTTCAATTAATTCTTGCTGACGAGTTTTTACAGCAAAATAAGTTTGGCCTAATGCGATTACTTTTTTTCTTGAATCTCCGTTTTGCACAATCAGGTAACATGCATAGCGAGATAATTCAATATCACCAATATCTTTTGTAGTTACACCGGCTTTTACGATTTTGCCAACGTTGGCAAAATGGTCTGAAACGGTATTCCCACTGTTCTCACAAGCGTCTTTCGCTTTCTCGATTACAGAGTAAAATCTACGCCATTGCTTATATTCTAATGCAATTTGTAGCTCTCGCGCATACCAGAATTCCTGACCATATTCGTTAATATGTTTAATTGATTCGAAAAGAGTATCTGTGTAATTTTCTTGTTGTTCCTGTTTTTCATTGGCATCAGCTACTACTGGAACAGAAGTATCAGCTTCATCGCCAGTAAAGAAAAAGAAGATAATCACCCCACTTCAGACATCATGTTTCTAATTGTTTTTCTTGTAAAATGATAAAGCAATTACAACATTGCCGGAATCAATAGATTCAAAAGCTACCGTATTCGATAGATGCCTTCTATCCTTGGACAATAAATATATTTATAATTTCTCGAATACGAGAGTGGCTTGAATTCTATCACCACCAAGCATTCCCTTACTTCCGGAGGAAGCGGTGGTTATAGTATGTAAGCGATATCCCTTTGCAGCTTGAGTATTGATGATATTCTCCAGTTCTGTCAGGTTTCCGGAGCCTGTTCCGATAAGTTTTTCCTTTAATACAACTTGTAACACAACATAAGGTTTCATTTTAATAATATCCTCCCTCTTAAAGAATGAATAAGTTAAGTAAGTTATATATAAACACCAAAGCGATTATATACGTTTAAAATTTTCGACGAAGCTCTACAACTTTGCCAATAATCTTCACGGGCTTTTCTTCAATCTCTTTCTGATTAAAATACATCGGTTCATAATTAGGATTTAATGAGATAAGAGCAATGCTGTCTGCATATTTCTTTAATCTTTTACACACTCCATCATTCCCGTTCACAAGAGCAATTACAATCTCGTCAGATTCTGCATCATCCTGTCTTTTTACAATTACCGTGTCTCCATTATGAATATCCGGCTCCATAGAATCACCGCTGATCCGGAGTCCGAAGAATTCACCGGTCCGTGCCAGTTCTTCTGGAATCTCTTCTTCGTCCACAATATCTGTGATGGCTTCCAGTGGGATGCCTGCTGCAACGCGACCGAGGATTTTTACTATATTTGATTTAGGAGAAGACGGTTGTTCAGTACGCTCATCTATTAAATCAGATTTTTCAATATGGAAATAATCGGCAAGCCGTTGAACTTTTCCCATTCTTGGCAATGCTATGCCTTGGCACCATGTGTTAAATGTTTGAGGGGAAACGGATATTGCGTCTGCAACCTCCCTTTGGGTTTGGTTTGCTTTTGATAAATAATAGTTTAAATTTTTAGAAAATATTTTTTTCTGTTCTATATCAGTCATATATTCACCTCTTTTATAACCATATAGTACAATATAATTTGACTAAAATCAACTAAAAATCAAAAATAATTGTATTTTAGTGTTGACATCAAATTAAATTTGATTTATAGTGTAGTCGTAATAAGAAATGTACGATTTGCAGGAGGTGAATAAATTGAGCAAGTTAAGAATTTCTCTTGCAGCAGCTAGAGTTAACGCAGAAATGACACAGGAAGATGTAGCAAGGGAGATGCACGTATCTAAGAATACAGTAGTAAACTGGGAAAAAGGTAAGTCAGAGCCTACAATCTCGCAAAGTAGAGAACTCAGTAAGCTTTATAATATGCCATTAGAGTATATTTTTTTACCTTAATAATCAAATTAAATTTGATTTTGCAAATAGAGAAAGAGAGGTGAGTGGATGAAAGAAGTAGAAAAGACAATAGATGACCTGTGTAAACTCATACAGAAAAAAACAGAAAATTGCAAAGAAAGCTATGAGGTAAACGAACTGACAGAATTAACCCAAGCTCTGGCAGAGTTGATAACTGCCAGAGCCAGGCTTGGCTAGTCTTCCTTGTTAAGTTCGACTAATTTGTCGTAGATTTCCTGCATGAATTCAGCGACATTCTTGCCGTTCGATTCATTTGTTGGAGTTGACGTATTAGATAATTTAGCAACGGTAATCTCGACAGTTTTTTCAATTAAATGATCATTTCGAAACATAAAACTCTCCTTTCTTGCGTACTCGGCTCTGGCGGGAGCCTGTATCAACAGGATAGGAGAAAAGAGGGAAAAAGTCAATAAAATGCAACTTAAATAGAGAAAGAGAGGTGAGGTGAGAAAAGATGAAATGGATAGCGATAGCAAACGTAACCTTGACGATTTTGTTTGCAATAAAGTGGGGGATAGAAAGAGCACGCTTTAAAGGACTCATGTTTTTTATTGTAGCAAAAGAATACACCCCACCAAATGAACAGGAAATGATGGAGTGCATCAAAATAGTAGCCCAAAAGACTGTGGAAGAATGGATCAAGTAATAAGCTTGGAAATTTCCGGAGGAAGATACTTGGATACAAGAGCTGTTGTGACACCTTCGGCGATCGAAGAAATAACTTTCAAACTTGCATCGCCGGCTTTTGATACAAGTGCTTGTGTACGACTCCACTTTTCTTCGGTCCTGGTATTTGCGAGAAAATCATGCCCAAAAGGTTCGAGGCAACAATCAAATTGAGTTCGGCCCCAAATTTTATTACTACATACATCGGATAAAAGCCCTGCTTTTATACAATACTGGACGTGATATAAAATCTTGGGAAAATCGTAAGAAGACAGGTAATCATCGTAGTAAGTGTATATGTTTTCATCAAATGATACTGACTCATAAATAGTTTCGTATTTTTCAACGGTAAGAAGAATGGAACGAACGCATGAAATATCTAATTGCATAATTAGACTCCTTTCTTGAATACTCGGCTTTGACAGAAGCCTGTATCAACAGAATAGGAGCATAAGAAAAGAAAGTCAATAGGATTCAAATTTAAGAAAGAGGTGAGAAAAGCAATGAGTGAAAAAGAAAAGAAAGAAATCGCTGAAATGGTAGAAACAGCCAAACATCTGGCGACACATGATCCACAGGCATTCATGATTGCCAAAAGCAACATGGAGATTCTAAAGATCAGAGCAGACATGGACAAGCAGGAAAAAGAACCGGCATAGAGAATGCAACAAGTACAAACTGTAACACATAAACATAAACCAAGGAGATAGAAAGCAGGTGGCGAATATGAAACCGGACATGGAAAAAATCATTGAGGTGTTGATATCTCTTCTGGAAGAACAGGAAAAGGTGGAAATCACCTATACCATTGAGAAAACCGCGTAAGCGGTAGAAAGGAGTGGACAAGCAGTATGAATTTAAAACCGGAAACACCACTGGTGGTGAAGCTGCAGATCAAGCGTCTGGAAGATGAATGCGAAATGCTTCGGACACGAATCTGGATGCTGACGATCGTTGGAGAGTTAATGCTGACCGCAGTATTACTTGCCTGCGTAATTAATTTTTATACAATAACTTAACGGGAGGTGGGAAAGATGCATGAAATTCCAAAGATTCTGTCAGAGAAGGAATTTGCCAAGCGCCTGCAGCTGGCCAAGGAAGCTTTGAATGAATATAACTGCAAAAATGACATCGAAAAAGGCTTGATCGTAATGTCCGGATGGGTAAGTGCTGATGGCCAACCGGTATATACACCGGCACAGCTTAAGAGACTGTTTGATCTAGTTTACATAGGAGGTGATACCGATGGGACAGAGAATGTGGCAGACACCATCTGCTAAGCAGGAGTGCAGGAACTGTGCCTACATGAGAGATCTGGGTGACGGAGAGTGCATATGTGGGAAAGACCCATCCATAACGGTCATGGAAGAGTACCAGGAATCAGAAGACTACAGATCTGGCGGATGCCCGGAATGGAGATGGGGATAGTGATACAAGTGAATAAAAAATAAGGCACATCATTATGCGGATGATGTACCTCAAGACTTCTTCGCCTGTCGAATATTAAAGTCAATATTATAGTACCATCGGTGGGCGAAAAAGTCAAGAAACGCGGGCATTTTCGCCCGCTTTCATCACTTGTTAAGAATATTAAAGATAGGACATACAGGTGGATGAAAAAGAGATATAAAAGACTGATATATACGTTTGAACATTCAGTGGAGATATATGAATATCTGGATGGGAAGTATGGAGCAAGAGGAGAGAAGAGAGGGAAGAAGCGGAAAGCCACACCGGAAGTGATCAGATTCCGAAACCAATGGAATAGGGAAAGGAAAGCAAGACATAAGCTGAAGACCTGGTTCCACGAGAATGACTACCTGGTATTGCTCACATACAAAAAGGATAAGCGTCCGCCTGATATGGAGACTGCAAAGAAACATCTGGCACAAGCCATGAGAAAGGTGAGAGAAAAGTATAAAAAAGCAGGAAAGAAAATGAGGTGGATGGCAAATATCGAAGTAGGTACAAAAGGAGCCTGGCACGTACACATAGTTATAAACCGGATAGCGGATGCAGACATCATCATAAAGGATGCCTGGGAGCATGGAGCAGTAACCTTCAAGCACCTGTATGAAGCGGGAGATTTCAGAGATCTGGCCGGATACATCACGAAGACACCAGAAACATGCGAACGCTATGGAGAGCACTTAAGAGAGACAAGCTATCATGCGTCCCGCAATATGCCCCTAAAGGAACCGGAAGAAGAACGCTTTGTGCAGTGGAGAGAGATCAAGGACAGGAAAGGCTACTACTTAGACAAAGATACATACTACGAAGGAACAAATAAATTCACCGGGTACAAATACCGGTATTACACCATGATTAAGTTGGATAGGAGGATTTAAAATGCTGATTTTAGACAGAGCAAGCGAAAACAAACTGGAAGAGCTGGTATTAGTATCTCGAAAACTCAATGGAGTATTGAGAGAAATCTACCCGAGAGTACATAAGATTGAACCGGATCGCGCCGCTCTGCTGTGGTGTGCAATCGATGATGAAATTGAAAAAAGACAGAAGCAGATCGACAAGATTCTTGCGACGGAGAGCGGAGCAGAACAGATTGTACTGCGAAGAGCCTGCAGAGAGCTGAAGAAAGAATATGATCAGTACAACCAGCTCATGGAAGAGGCCTATAACGAAGAACTACTTCCGGCCACAATCCCGGAACTTCTGATCAGCTCAGTAAAGAGAGCGACTGCAGAAATGCATGAGATTAATAAAAATCTGCAGCATACGAAAGAGGTGCTGAACACCAATGTTTAGAGTAGATATTTACACAGCTGTAAAATCCAGTTCCAACAGTAAAACCATGGGAAAATACGGATTTGTATGTACGTGCGCCAAAAAGTCCGGAGGAATAGGAAAAATCCAGGATACCGGCCAAATGAAAGGCACACGACACGAAACAGAAGTAAAGGCGATCACAGAAGCATTGAGCCGCCTGAACCAGTCCTGCGAGGTCCATATCCACTGTGAGGACACATTTGTAGTGAACATGATCGACTATCACATTAGTGGATGGGCCGGGAATGACTTCCGAAAAACCAATGGAACACCGATCGCAAACGCAGAAGGCTGGCAGAAGCTCTGGAAGAAGATGCAGGGGCATCTGATCCGAATGGAAAAGGGACGGCATGCATACAGCGACGAAATTAGAAAAATAATGGAGGATACATAGATGTTTGATAAATTTGGAGAATTTGACTCTGCTGAGGAAATCAACAGGGCGGCAGCAGCACAGTTAAAAGAAGGAGATCTGGACGCTATCAAGACAATAGCAGAAGAAAATGGCTTAGATTCGGAGGACGCAGAGGATTTTTGCACCGGTGCAATAGATTCTCTGACTACTCCACTACTGGCCGCAATGGGAAAGCTGGAAATGGAATCGAAAGATTTAGAACTCAAAAACATGATGGAAGACTGGAAAAACTTCCTGATTCAGATGTGTGAAGAAGATGACCAGATGGCGCAAGCTGTACGCAAGAAAGGAAAAAGCCTTGAAAAATGTATGGCACAGATTTTAAAAGTATCGTTTGAAACGAAAGCACAACTGGACGATAGAATCGTACAGGCAGCAGGCTTAAAGCCACCGATCTATCTTGGAATTCCTGGAAAAGCACAGATTAGAAAAATTGCAGAAAAATATTATAAGGGTGAAGAAAAATGAGAACATACAAAGGATTCACGGAAGATCTGAAAGCAACCTACGGGAACGGAATCTTCCAATACGAGCCTGGAAAAACATACAGGGAAGAGAAAAGTAAAACTAGAAGTACAGGCTTCCATGCTGCAGAATATCTCCCAGACTGCATGATGTGGTACGGGCTGAACGATAAAAGCCGGTTCTTCTTGTGCGAATCAGGAGGAAGTATCGATGAAGAGGACGGCTGCTCCATGGTAGTATCCACGGAATTGACGCTAATCAAAGAACTGGATCTGCTGGATATCGCCGGCCACACCATGATGTACATGGTCGAGCACCCGCAAAGAAAATGGATCAGTACGGTGGGTGGAGTGATGATCACGAACGATGCTGCATATACAAAAACCGGTACACTGCTTGCAATAGCGAGAGGAGAAAGACCAATCGTATACGGGATTGAGGGAACGGCAGTCGGATGGATCCTTGAGAGTGAAGGAAACATTATAGCGGCCAAAGTTGGCGTAGTAGGGCAGAGCGGAATCAAACCGGGAGTAAAATATACGATCACAGCCAACCGGGAACTCGTGGAGGTGCAAGATGAAACGGAAAGCAATTGAGAAGATAGAACCAGCAAAGACCAGGAAAAAAGGGCATATCGCGACAGTCCAGACATTAGACGATATTGCAATCATTAATGTATTCAATGACAAGGTTCTGGCAGTGAGATACTGCATCAACTGCAAAACAGGAGAACACGAATATTGGACCGAAAAGAATGGCTGGAAGAAAGGAAAACTCATAACAGCAATAGAAGGAAACTGGTACGAATGGGTATGGATGAAACATGCCTATAAGTACCCAAAGATTGATACCGAGGAAGACAGGAAGAGATTATTAGATATCACTGCAGACAAATATTGCACAAATGATGTATGGAGCCGCATAGATCACATGGAATACAGTTACGATTACGACATCCGGCAGACTGCAGAACATAACAGAAGAGCGAAGATAAATAATTTCATGAACAAAGCACCGGTACTTCCTAAAGACGTAGATCAATGGTTTTTCGAACTGGCAGCAGGCAGGGACTACATGATTAAGAAAAAGAAGACGGAAAGCTTTGGATGTACAGCATGCGGAGGAAGATTCAGCAGATCGCGATTGACGCCAATAGACCCACTAAAAAAGAGAGTAAGCCATGATTGTAGTGTGAAATGCCCGTTATGCGGAAAAATTGTACAGGTAAAAACAAGAACAGATCATATCACAGCCCCCCCTGAGAGCTTATATAAACTTGATAAGATCGACGAAACGGCAAGTGTATTAAGAATTTTCCGTGTAGATACCGGATGGGAATATGCAAGACACTGGGTAACAATTGATGAAGAGATCCGGATTGTGATATATAAGCAGGAGCTTTTTAAGAGCAATAGGTATAATTACAAGATTTTTTACAATATCCCATGGGAAGGATGGCACAAAAGCAACAATCTGAACTACCGGGCAAGAGACGGCTATATGTACCCTGGGGATTACAGTGAAGTACTGAAAAACACAGTGTACAAGGATGCCATCAGGATCATAGAATTCCTGGCAGCAGCCGGTTGGAAATTAAACTACAACCGTCTGCTATCCGGAGTATATCAGGTAAAAGGTTACGCAGAAAAGATAGAATATCTGGCCAAAGGACGGTTCCGGAATCTTTTAAGAGAAACTGTTGCATGCACGGAATATCCGGGATGGAACATGGCATACTACGGACCATTAGACATAAGGGCAAAGAACATAAACAAAATGTTCTACATCAACGATCGGCAAAAAATCAACCGGATCCGTGACGAAAACGGTGGAAATGAAATGGTTCGCTGGATGCAATATTCAGACGAAACAGGAGAAAAGATACCGACAGAAACTCTGAGATGGCTGCTGAGATGCGGACTTGGGCCGGAGAATATTAGATATCATGCCGGAAAGTATCTGAGCACTACACAGCTGATGAATTACATCCGCCGGCAGCAGAAAGAACAGTATCCGGGATTCACAGAAGAAGCCGTTCTGGAACAATACAACGACTATCTGAGTATGTGCAAAGCATGCAACAAGAATATGAAGGACGAGCTTACATATCGACCGAGAGAGCTGAAAAGACGACATGATGAAATCGTGATCGATAAACAACAGATGGATATTCTGAAAGAAATGATGGCAAGCCAGGCAGAAAGAGAACAATATGCTCAGGAAATGCGGGAGAAATACCCGACAGCAGAGCAGACCTTACACGAGATTAAAGATCGATATGAGTACGAAAACGAAGAGTACAAGATCATCGTACCGGAATCACTAGTAGATATCGTAAAAGAAGGACGCGCCCTGCATCATTGCGCCGGCAGCAGTGAACGGTATTTTGATCGAATTGAAACAAGAGAAACCTATATCTGCTTCTTGAGAAGAAAAGAACAGGAAGGCGTGCCGTTCTACACGATTGAGGTAGAACCATCCGGAACGATCAGACAGCACAGGAGTTACATGGACGAAGAACCAGGTATCGAACAGATCAGAGATTTCCTGAAGGAATGGCAGAGGGTTCTAAAGAAACGATTGACAAAAGCAGATAGGGAGCTGGCTAAGATCAGCAAAGAAAAGCGGAATGCAAACATTGAAGACCTGAAAGCAAAGAATAATACAAGAGTCCTGCAGGGACTGGCAGAAGACTTCATGGATGCAGAAGAGATCGAAGAATTATTAGAAAAGGCGGTATAAGATGGACGAGCTTATAAATTATAACGGGTATGAAGAGTTCAAACAGGCAGTCAACAGAGTATTAAACAGAACGGTAGAGGACTTTGTCCTCACCGGCTATCTGCTGAAACAGGCGAGAGACACAGATATTCTGAAAGATTCTGGATATAACGATGTAAATGAATTTGCCTGGGGCGAATACAAACTGGATGCCTCACAGGTATCAAGGTATATAAGAGTCAACGATAAATTCTCAGAAGGTGGCTATTCTCCAAAGCTTCAGGAGCAGTACCAGGGGTTCGGCTATGCGAAACTAGCACTGATGCTGACGCTTCCGGAAGAAGTAGTGGAAGAACTAACACCAGCATACAGCAAAACAGAGATTCAGGCAGTAAAAGAGGAAATCGAAGAGGAAGAGAAAATCACGGATATCGAAGTAATCCTGGAAGGACAGAAGGAAGAACAGAAAGACCTCGGCAACCTGGAGAAAGCATTGCACCAGATATTCCGTGATGAACCGGAATTATATAAAACCATGCACGAAACAGTACGGACAACCTGCGGAACAAAATATCTGCAGGAAGTACTTGCACCGGACGGAGATAAGATTTACAGCACCCGAATCCAAGGAATTGGCCGAATCATGCTCTATATGCACGAATCCAAAGACATTACATTACATATGGTCCGGTCGGGAGATAAAGAGTTCTATTCATGGGACGATGCATTAAGCTACTGCACAATGATCACAGACAGTGAAGATGCGGAAAAGACCTGGGAAGAGATGTATGGAGAATCGTTCCCGAAAAAAGAAGAAATTGCACCGGTGCAACCGAAAAAGAGAAAAGAATCAAAGGTGGTAAAAGCGAAACGGAACAACGCGAAACCAGAACGATCGGGAACAAAACCAGCCGATTCACAAACAAAACCAGCCGATTCACAAACAAACCAGCCAGATGCACCGACAAATAAAGAGGAAAACAATGAAGAAAAAGAAGAAAACGGTACACCTCGATCCGTTTCAATACCTGCAATGGAGAAAGAATCGAAAAAGACAGAAGAAGCTACGGAAGTAAAAACTGAGATTCCACAGGAAAAACATGATGAAACACAGATCCCGGGACAAACAGAATTGACGAAAGATTTCCCAGAGTATTGCCCACCAGATATGAATATTTCAGAAGAGCAACCGGAAGAAGTAAAAGGAGCATATGCCACCAGAAGAATATATATATCATCTGTCGATGCCGATACAGCAGCAGAATACATGGGAAAAGCCATGGAAAAGACAATTCGTAATATGCCGGGAGTAAGTTTCGGAGTCTTGACGAAGGAATCATTTTGGAAAGAATTCTTCGAAACCGAGGTTGATCGAAATGGAGCTGAGATCGAATGTGTGAATTAATGTTCCCGAAACCAACCAGGAAGAAAAAAAGAAAGCACCATCCAGCTCCGATCGTAGACACCGTAAAAGGCGAATGCTTCCTGTGCCGACTGGAAGGCATCCGCCGGCAGCAGTACACAGAAGAGCACCATGTATTCTACGGGGGAGGATTAAGACAGGTAAGCGAAGAGAATGGCTTCAAAGCCTACCTGTGTCCGGCTCATCACAAAGACGGACCGAGGGCAGTACATAACTGTAGAGAGACTAGGGAACTGCTATGCAGGATCTTTCAAGCCAAATACGAAGAAACTCATACACGGGAAGAGTTCGAAAGATTAATAGGACGGAACTATCTGGAAAGGAGCTGATATTTTGAAATTGCGATTCAATGTCTGGAAAGATTGGTATAAAAGGTGTTTGAACGGAAGGGCATACAAGATTATGGTGCTTTTAGGGTTGCGACACAGTCCTACATTTGAACGAAATCTAAGAATGGCCAGCTGTGGAAAGATTATTATACAAGGAGTTGAGGAAGAGGAATGATAGTTACAGATATTCTATTCAAAGCAAAATGTAAAGATAAAGACACGTGGGTAGAAGGATTCTATTTCAACATGCCGGACAAAACTCGCCACTATGAAGAAAGTTGGAGAAAAGATATTATACCGGTTGGATCATACATCGCAAGTCCGTCACCAGATGGCCTTGAGATACATGAGGTAGATCCAATTACGGTATGTATCTGGACGGGAATGGAAGATTGGAAAGGCAGGAAAATATGGGAACACGACATTATCGTGCCTGCAAAGAATCCAGAAGAAAAGATGGAAGTTGTATTTGGAAAGTTCAATCTTGTCACTAGCTCACTTTTCTGCCCGGTAGTTGAAGAAGTCACAGCCTGGCATTGTGTACCATATCCATTAGGAGCTACAGGAGAGAGACGTTGCAAATGCCCTAGAATACTAAAAGAATGCGATATAAAGATTTACAAGTATGAAGTAATCAAAAATGTATTTGACGATGAAAGGCGGGAAGAAAGTGAATAAGCAAGAATATGATCAGATAATAAAAACGGCGGCCGATTTGGAGCGTGGAGCAGAAGCGGAATGCAAAAAGGAAATTGAAAAGAGGCAGAAATATAAAGAGGGATACATGAAGGGGATAGAGGATCTCTTGGATAGTATCGAAGGAAAGGTTAAGGAATGATAAAAGGAAAAAGCAAAATGGAATTTGGAACAGGCAATATCCGAATGACGGCAGCATTAAGCGGTGGCATAGGAGCGTTGTGCTATATCACGCAGAAGCCACATGTAATAGGCGAAAGAGTTCCGGTTGAGGACAGCTGGAATGTGGATCAGGCAGAAGTTGTTATGACATTTACGAAAACAGAAAGCATAGATGTACTTATAGAGGAATTACAGGACGTAAAAGCGATGATGGACGGAAGTTACCCATTTGAGAAAACAAGAATCCGAGACGAAGAATTGAACTTTAATGCATTTATGCAGGCACAGGAGGATGATATAAATGGACTTCGTGAAAAGATTAGAACACTGGGTTATGAAATCCCGGAAGAAGGAATGCAGAAGTTGTTGCATATTCTGCGAATGGCGGGATATGTGTAAATGGGATGACAGAGAAGAGGAGGAATAACAAAATGAAAAGACGAAAGATAACAGGATTAATAGCATGCATAGTATTAATAGTGTGTCTGACAGGATGCGCAGAACTTGATTCAGCATTAAATGATCTGCAGGGGAATCTGACGGGGAATACATATACAATCAATACCTATGATAATTACGGAAATAAGATAATGACGACACAGGGAGAAAAGATCAATATCGAAGGGAATGCAGTAAAATCAACATCATATGATAGTGACGGATCTGTAATAACCGGATATGAGTTATCATCGGTGATCACAATCAACATTGATGGCAAAGAGATACAAAGCTGTGGAGATACCTGCATATTTGAGCAAAATGGATTAAATGCCGAGGTGAATTTTACGCAAGAAGATATCCAAAGCCAGTCGAGCGGAGCGATAACAGACAATACAATCATAGCCGGAATCGTTAATAAATATAAAAACTCTTTTGGAAAATCAAGGGTAGTAGTAATCAAGTCGCAATTAGGACAACCGATCACAGCATATTCAGGAGATAAGGTATATTGGAAAATTCCACAAGATCTTCCAAAGATGACCAAATTAATGATAGACGGCAAGGCATTATATATTCACAGAGCCAACTTCCAGATAATAGACAAGGAATTATTGAAGTAAGAAAGAGGCGGGAAATGACAAGAAAAGATATTCTTAAAAAATACGGATTCAGCTGGATGAGCAACGTCAACCTGAAGGAAGAGCTTTCGGAACAGGCGGCAGCAGAATTTGAAGATCTGATAAGAACCTTAAGTGACCATAACCGTGGACCGGAGCCACCAAAAGAAGGCTGGCAGAAACAGATGTACAACCAATTTATGAAAGAAACAGACAGGTGACAAAAATGGAGAAGATAACAGCATTCGTAATCACAGTTGCAACTATAATGCTGCTCTTCCCGTTATGCTATGCGTGGGGGAGAGAAATTATGGAATTACCAATCTGGGAGAAAGCTGTGGACGCATTAGAGAAAACAAAAGATCTGCTTAATAGGCTGATCGGGAACAGCGATAAATAAAATAGCTTGCACTTGCCGGTAATTGTATCACGACAGCAACCGGTTGATATAGATTCCCTCCGGCAAAAGCCGGATGGCAGCAGTCGGAGGAGAAAGGAGTATTGTTGAAGGAAATAAGCGAAGAACAGGCAAAAATCATTAAAAAGATGGTGCTTGACAAAAAAACTAACAAAGCTATAGCGGAAGCTACAGGATTAAAGTACTGGGAAGTGCGGGATTATATTCAATATATAGGACTGGCCGGAATCAGAGAAGAGATGCTCGGAAGAAAGCCGGGAAGACGAAAGAAAGACGGCTACAACAAAGGAAAGGCAGGTCCAAATGCGGACAGACACCTGTGTAAGACTTGTGTATACCGTGGAAGACATGATCAGGTCGGGAACTGTAGCTATATTGAAATAGAGGGACATAGTAGGGGGATGCCGGCAGCAGAATGCACGGTGTACAAAAAAGGCAGAAAACGAAGGCAGGCATTGTGGTAAGGGCTAAAGAAAGAGTATGGGGAAAGGAGCAGATATTATTGGAACAGATGACAAAGGAAAGACTACTGTCATACAGGAGCAATAAGGCAGAAATACTGGAACTTGACTATGCAATTAACAATAGATGGAAATCAGATACGATGATCGGGAATGATGTCATATTCGATTACAGCAAGGGATATCCGATGCCACAGAGTGTGACGGGTTTTGATTCTGAAAAGTATGAGCGGCTACAAATTCGTGACATGGAGAGAAAAGAAAGACTGAAGAAAGAATGCGAGGAGATAGAACGTTTTGTGGATGATATAAAAGACAGCATAACTCACCGGATTTTCAGGATCTATTTTATTGACGGAAGGAAAAATGTAACATTGCGAGAAGTTGGAAAGCGAGTACATATGGGAAGAAGTGGAGTTGGAAAAAGAATTGAAAACTTTTTAAAAGTGTCCCGTAATTCCCATGATTCTCATTTACAATAATACTTGAGCCAAAGGCGGAAAGCCGTCGGCTCGATTATAGGTTCAACGAAGACATCCGACATATCGGATGTCTTTTCTTATAAAGGAAACGTGAAATACATGAAAAGAAATAGACCAGATAAAGATGGGACTCATCGTGGAGCGTTTGAAAAGAATAAGAAGAAAATATATGCAACACAGACCGTGTGTGGAATATGTGGGAAACCAGTAGACTTTTCTTTAAAGTATCCGCATCCGCTATCACCTTGCATTGATCATATAATCCCGATTGCTAAGGGCGGTCATCCGAGTGATATAGACAATATGCAATTGGCGCACTGGACATGCAATAGACAGAAGAGCGACAAGTTGATAGATAACAGTGTGACAAAGCAAGATGAAATATTGGGGAACCGTGTACTGCCACATACATTCAATTGGAGTGATTATAGACCTAAATAATTTTGATGGACAGGGGGCATACCTCCCCCACAGTGGGCACGCGCGGACTTCACACCGTCACTGCGAAAAAAAACACACGCCGGAAAAAAATAGCGTAGAAAGGAGAAATAAATGGCAGAGTACAGAGGCATAGAGTACCTGAGAAAAAAGCTGAATCGAAAGCGAAACCGAGTCTTAAGACGGTATAAATTCTATGAGATGAAAAATATAGCACGGGACATGGGGATCGCTACGCCGCCCAGCCTACAATGGTTGCAGGCTGTACTTGGCTGGAATGCAAAAGCTGTAGATTCGATTGCGGATAGGCTTGAATTCAGAGGATTCCGTGACGATAATTTTGACATGACTGGGATATTTAGGATGAACAATCCAGATATTCTGTACGATTCTGCGACGTTGTCGGCATTGATTTCTTCCTGCTGTTTCATATATATATCGAAGGGAGAAGATGATTTCCCGAGATTGCAGGTAATTGATGGGGCGAATGCAACTGGCATTATTAATCCAATTACGAATCTTCTTACGGAAGGCTATGCGGTTCTGGAACGTGACGATTGCGGAAAAGCGACTGTAGAGGCTTATTTTGTGGAAGGGTGGACGGTAATATACAGAAATGGAATTCCGAATCAACTTTTTGAAGAGAATGTGCCAGCACCATTATTAGTGCCAATTATATTCCGGCCAGATGCCAAGAGAGCATTTGGACATTCTAGAATCAGCCGGGCATGTATGTCAATCACAGAATCGGCCATGAGAACCTTGAAGCGGTCTGAGATTACAGCCGAGTTCTACTCATTTCCGCAAAAATATGTAGTTGGTCTGGATCCAGATGCGGAACAGATGGATAAGTGGAAAGCTACCGTATCAAGCCTCCTGCAATTTGATAAGGACGAGGACGGAGGTTCGCCAACCTTGGGACAGTTCCAGCAGCAGTCTATGGCACCACATCTAGATCAGCTTAAAATGTTTGCTGCATTGTTTGCTGGAGAGACCGGGCTGACATTAGATGATCTAGGATTTGCAACGGAGAATCCGGCTAGCCAGGAAGCAATCAAGGCATCACACGAGAATCTGAGACTGACAGCAAGGAAAGCACAGCGAGCATTTGGCAGTGGATTTCTGAATGTTGGCTATCTGGCTGCGTGCCTACGTGATGATTATCAATATTACCGGAACCAGGTATATATGACTACACCAATCTGGGAGCCAGTGTTTGAACCAGATGCAGCAATGCTGTCCAATATTGGGGATGGAGCAATTAAGATTAACCAGGCAGTGCCAGGATATTTCAATGCAGATAACTTAAGAGATTTAACTGGAATTAACATGAGCAATCTGCCAGTAACTCCGGAGGTGTAGACTATGGAGGACATCACACCAGGACTTTTGGAGAAGATACAGAAACAATTCTATCATGATATTGAAAAGAGCAGCATCATTAAAAACTTCAAGAAACAGGCACAGAGAGGTAAGACTTCATACAGCCAAGCGAACGAGGTGGCACAAGAGATTGGGAAAATCTTAGCGCAATCATATTCGGACAATTTATCATCTGATATATTGCCGGATGGAAAGATGTATTATAACATTGCTTCCAGAGTATTGGACCCGACGTTGAGGGGAGCTTATGAGATGGTGGCAGATAATGCAGCTATTGTACAGCAGATCGTGAACGAAGCAGCAGGCATTGGAATTAAAACAATAAGAGCACAAATCCAACAGGATAATATAGACGGTATTGTAAATCGGATTTCAAGTGAAGAATATTTCGACGATGTGAAATGGATTCTCGATGCACCTGTACGGAATTTGGTTCAGAAAGCAATGGACGATACTGTTCAGAAAAATGCAGATTTTCATGCAAAAGCTGGATTGAGACCAAAGATTATACGGAGATCATCTGGACATTGCTGTGAATGGTGTAATCAGGTAGCCGGAACATATGTATATCCAGATGTTCCTAAAGATGTGTTTCGGAGACATGATAATTGTGATTGCATTGTTGAGTATTATCCGGGAGACGGTAAAAAGCAAAATGTATGGACAAAAGAATGGAAATACGAAAAAGAATCTGATAAAATAGAAGAAAGAAAACTGCAGGGATTAAGTCCGGAATCAGATGCGATTATACGAAATATACGGGAAAAGATAATTCCGGAACAAAATCGTGAAAAAATTGCATCACGACAGGAAATACATCGACAAGGGACAAAGATGTATGAAGCCAGAAAAAAGAGTCTGGAAGCAAAAGGACAATTTGGACCTTCTTACATTACGGTATCGAACGAAGAAATTCAATCGCTAGTAAAGAAATTTTCAGGGACAGGAATTATTAAATATAATAGTCAAGGTAATTGGGATTCAAAAGAAATCATAACGACAAATGATAAAATCATAGGAGTAGTTGTTGATAATCGAAACGGAAATAGTGCAGAGACATCTGTGTTTAAGATTCACTACGCTAAAGATGGAATGCATATAGTTCCAGATTATCCAAGTAAAAAGAGGTGAGAGTTATGACATACGAGGAAATAAAAGGCTTCATAGGTAAACAAGTCATCGTAAGAGATGTCGGAGGAAAAAGTTTTAAAGGTATTATAACTAATACGGAGAGTGAGTATGATACATCATCTGGAAAAGAAGAAATAGAATTAGATGCCGGAAAAGTATTTTATGGAATTCCACTAGATGAGGTAAAAAATATAATAGAAATCAATTAAGCTGCCAGATTATTCTGGTGGCTTATATTTTTGAGGAGGCTACATGGGAGAAATAAGGAAGGGGCGGCAGACCCCGACGCAATCTGTCGTGCTGCCTTATTCTTCAACATATGGAGCTGAAGCAATAGACATTTACAATTCGACAGGAAGAACTGCACAGGAGTGGCAGGAGCTTCTGCTGTCAGACATTTTGGCCGTAAACGAAGAGGGGTTATGGGTACATACCAAATTCGGGTATTCAGTCCCAAGGCGTAATGGAAAGAATGAAATTGTTGCAATAAGAGAGATGTATGGATTAAAGAAAGGCGAAAGAATCCTACATACAGCACATAGAACCACAACTACACACAGCGCATGGGAACGACTTTCGAATTTGCTAAAGAAAGCAAATATCGAGGTCGTTTCTTCGTATAAGGCATTTGGAAAAGAACATTTGGAAGTTGCTGGCGGTGGAATTATCGAATTCCGAACCAGAACATCAAAAGGTGGTCTGGGAGAAGGATTTGATTTACTGATTATCGATGAGGCACAAGAGTACCAAGATGATCAGGAGAGCGCATTAAAATATGTCGTAACAGATAGTAAGAATCCACAGACAATATTTTGCGGAACACCACCAACTCCAGTCAGCTCCGGAACGGTTTTCACAAAATTCCGTAAGGCAACCTTGGAAGGACAAACGGTTAACTCCGGGTGGGCAGAATGGTCAGTGCCGGAGCAGACAGATATAAGAGATATAGACGCCTGGTATGAGACAAATCCATCTCTAGGAACAGTATTCACGGAAAGATCTGTAACTGATGAGATCGGTTCAGATCCGATTGATTTTAATATCCAGCGATTAGGATTATGGATTCGCTATAATCAGAAATCAGCTATCAGCGCAACAGAATGGAATGAACTAAAAGCTGATGACCCACCGGAGCTTACAGGAGATCTTTTTGTGGGAATCAAATACAGCAAAGATGGGAATGTGGCAATGGGAGTTGCATCTAAAACAAACGATGGAAAGATATTTCTTGAATGTATTGATTGCCGTGAGGTACGTGCAGGAGATACATGGATATTAGCATATTTGAAAGAATGGAAAGCAAGGAAGGTGATTATTGATGGTGCATCAGGGCAGCAGTTAATGGAAAATGAAATGAAAGATTATGGTATAAAGAATTCACACCTACCCACTGTGAAGGAAATCATTGCAGCAAATGCATCATTCGAACAGGGATTATATCAGAGGAATATAGTTCATTCTGGTCAGCCGTCACTGGTACAGGTAGTAAGTAACTGTGAAAAACGGTCGATTGGGACCAATGGAGGTTTTGGCTACAAGGCAATGAAAGAGGAAATGGAAGTTGCATTGCTTGACAGTATAATTCTTGCATACTGGGCGTGCAGTGAGACAAAAACCAAGAAAAGAAAACAAAGAATTAGTTGTTAAAAGACACTTGAACAGGGTGTCTTTTTGCATATTACGCAACCCAGCGGTTAATGGAGAAAGGAGCAACAAAAATGGCAGAATTTACACCAATTACAACACAGGAGCAGCTTGATAAAGTAATCGGAGAGCGCATTGCGGGAGTGAAAGCAAAATATGAAGGCTTTGATGATTACAAGAAAAAAGCAGAAGATTATGATGATCTAAAAGCAAAATCCGATGGTTTTGAACAGCAGATTGCAGCGTTGAACAAGGAAATTAACGGTGATGGAGAAAAGAACCTCGGATACAAGAAACAGCTTGAAGAGGCGCAGGGCAAGATCAAGGGATACGAGACCAGTTCTCTCAAGATGAGAGTTGCACATGAAAATGGAATCCCATATGAACTTGCAGGTAGATTAAGCGGATCTGATGAAGAGGAAATTAAGAAAGATGCCGAGACAATGGCAAAATTCTTGAGAAAAAAAGATGTTCCTCCACTTGCAGGAGGAGATCCGCAAAAAATTGATGACAAAAAGACAGCAATGAAAGGCATGCTGGCTAGTTTGAAAGGAGAATAAAAAAATTATGGCAACATCAAAAGGAACAATGTTTGACCCTACACTGGTTAAAGATCTTATTACAAAAGTAAAAGGGAAATCAGCACTGGCTGCATTATGTGGTCAGACACCGATTCCATTCAATGGATTGAAAGAAATGATTTTTTCTATGGACAATGAAATTGATATTGTCGCAGAGAATGGAAAGAAAACCGAAGGCGGTACTACTATCGCACCAGTTAAAATTGTACCGGTTAAGTTTGAATATGGTACAAGAATCTCTGATGAATTTATGATTGCTACAGAAGAAGAGCAGTTGGATATTTTAACAGCGTTTAATGATGGATTTGCGAAGAAAGTAGCGAAGGGACTTGACCTTGCAGCTATGCATGGTATTAACCCAAGAACAGGAACAGCATCTTCCGTAATTGGAGACAATCATTTTGATGCGAAAGTTACGCAAACTGTAGATTATGCGTCAGCAACACCGGATGCGAATCTGGAAGATGCGATTGCGGTAGTAGATGGTTCTGAAGGAGATGTAACAGGACTCGCGCTTTCGAAGACATTCGGATCAGCGATGGCAAAAGTCAAAGCGAATGGAATCAAGCAGTATCCGGAATTTGCATTTGGAGCATCACCTGCAACATTTAACGGAATCCCGACAAGCGTCAACAAAACTGTATCTGGCGGAACAACGAAAGACCACGGTATTATTGGAGACTTCCAGGGAGCGGTTAAATGGGGATATTCAAAGGAAATTCCTATGGAAATTATTCAGTATGGTGATCCGGACAACTCGGGAAAAGACTTAAAAGGATATGGTCAGATCTATATCCGTGCAGAAGTATATCTGGGATGGGGAATCCTGGTGCCAGAATGGTTTGCAAGAATTAAGGAGGTATAGTATGAAGTATAAAAATACAAAAACGGGCGCAATTATCGAAACGAGTACAAGAGTTTCTGGTGAAAACTGGGAACCTGAGATTGATGAAGAGCCTGAGAAGAAAAAAACGCCATCTAAAAACCAGGGGGCTGGAAAAGATAAATCACAAGAGGGTACAGAATAATGGAGCCATTTGCTACGTTAGAAGATATATCTATTCTGTGGCGAGAACTTAAGGAATCCGAGTATAGCAAGGCAGAGCAGCTTCTGACAGTTGTCTCGGATTCTCTGAGATATGAAGCTAACAAAGTCGGAAAAGATTTGGATAAAATGGTTGAACAGAATGAGACGTTGCGGAATGTTGCGAAATCTGTGACTGTTGACGTGGTAGCGCGTACACTTATGACATCGACAGACACGGAGCCAATGACACAGATGTCTCAATCAGCTCTGGGCTATTCTGTGACAGGAACATATCTGATTCCTGGAGGCGGTTTATTCATTAAGAAATCCGAGTTATCCAGACTAGGTCTTAGAAGACAGAGAGTTGGGGTGATGGATATTTATGGCATCGATGATCAAGGGAATTCCAGTAACACTGTATGAGAAGACAGTAATTGGAAAAGATGAATTTGACCATCCGTTATACCGAGAGACACCAGTGACAATTGAGAATGTGCTTGTAGCTCCGGCATCGACCACGGAGATTCTGGACACATTAAATCTGACCGGAAAGAAAGCGGTATACAATATTGCAATTCCGAAAGGAGACAATCACACTTGGCAGGATTGCCGGGTGGATTTCTTCGGAATGTCTTGGCAGGTGATTGGGTTCCCGCAACAAGGCATTGAAGAGAATATCCCGTTAGAATGGAATCAAAAATGGCAGGTGGCATTATATGGGTAAGACGAAGATTGTTTTGAACCGTACTGGCGTTAGAGAGTTAATGCAGTCCCCGGAAATGCAGGCAATCCTTGCGGAACATGCGAATAAGATAACCAGTGCATCAGATACAGAAGCATATGTAGCACAGACGCGAGCGGTTGTAAAGGTATGCGGAGATGATGGTAATAACGGATTATTGAAGGCGGTTGGAAAACATGGTGGAAAAAATCGTTAAGGATTATCTGCAGTCCAGTCTAGGGATACCGGTTAGATTGGAAGAAGAGGATAATCTCGGAAATGAATATGTATTGATTGAAAAGACTGGATCTGGAGGAGAAGACCATATCAAACGGGCAACTCTGGCTGTCCAGTCTTATTCTACGTCCCTGTACGGGGCGGCATCGCTCAACGAGCGGGTAAAAGAAGCAATGGAAGAAATAATCGAATTGGACGATATCAGTAGATGTGAGCTTAATACAGATTATAACTACACTGATACAGTAAGGAAGAAATATCGTTATCAAGCGGTATACGATATCGTCCATTATTAGGAGGGATAAGATGAACACAGAACATGTAAGTGCAGGAAAGCCCAAAATTGGTGGAGCAATCTATCGAGCACCATTAGGAACCGAACTTCCAACTGATGCAAAAACGGAACTGAATGCAGCGTTTAAGGAACTGGGGTACTGTTCGGAAGATGGAATCACGAATTCTAATAGCCCTGAGACGGATAACGTGAAGGCGTGGGGCGGCGACACTGTTCTAGATTTGCAAACAAGCAAAGAAGACAGTTTTAAATATAAGTTACTCGAAATCACAAATATCGAAGTTTTAAAGGCTGTATATGGAGACGAAAATGTAATTGGAACATTAGAAGAAGGGATTACAGTAAAAGCTAATAATAGCGAGGCGGAAGCGTGCGCCTGGGTAATCGACATGATTTTGAAGAAAGCGCTAAAACGAATTGTGATTCCATCGGCAGCAGTTACAGAGGTAGCAGATATTGTCTATAAAGACAGCGAAGCTATTGGATATGAGACAACACTCAAGGCTACACCAGATTCAAGCGGACAGACTCACTATGAGTATATTGTAAAGAAAGGGAAGTAAGATGAATACAGAAAAAAATGAAGTGGCAGCAATTACAGGAACAACAGAAAGTGGGTTTCGGTACACTTTACCGCCAGATGCTCTAGACGATTATGAATTATTGGAAAACCTGTGCGACATTGATAATGGAGATGCCTCTAAGATTACAAGGGCTGCCAGACAACTCCTTGGAGATGCACAAATAGAAGCACTTAAGGACCACGTAAGAAAGGAAAATGGAAGGGTTCCAGCTTCAAAAATGATTGAAGAAATTATCCAAATATTCAAAGGATCTAAAGTAAAAAACTCTTAGCCCTCGCCCATATGATCAACGTAGATGAAGAGGCGTTGATTTGTGATTTTGCAGAAACATATCGCATTTATGACTATAAGTCCCTTCCGTTACGGACGGTGGGGACTTTTGCGTGTGGGTTGAGGCCTGATTCAAGAATCGGAATGAGAATATCTGATTCAAAACTTACAACAGACCAAACACTATTGGCGCTGGTTGCTGATAATACGAGGGCAATTGCATGGCTGAATAGTTCAGACGGCGCAAAAGGAATTAATCGTCCAAAATCATTGGTAGAGGCGCTGATGGGAGAAAAGAAAACTACAGAAAGCGTAATCGAAACGTTTGATACAGGACAAGACTTTGACGATGAGTGGAGACGACTGACAGGAGGTGAGAAGTAGTGGCTACAGAACTTGCAAAAGCATATGTGCAGATTGTTCCGTCTGCACAGGGAATCAGTGGAAAAATTCAACAGGCAATAGACCCAGAGGCAGAACCGGCGGGGGCTTCATTTGGAAGTAAATTAGTCGGAAAGTTAAAAGGGATTATTGCTACCGCAGCAATTGGAAAAGCGCTAGGATCAGCAATCAGTGAGGGAGCAAATCTTGAGCAAAGCCTTGGTGGAATTGAGACACTATTTAAGGATAGTGCTGATAAGGTCAAGGCAAATGCTGCAAATGCTTACAGAACAGCTGGAATGAGTGCTAATGATTACATGGAATTAACCACAAGCTTCTCAGCAAGCCTCCTGTCCAGCCTTAGCAATGATACATCTAAAGCGGCTGACGTAGCCGATATGGCAATGACTGATATGTCTGATAATGCCAATAAAATGGGAACCAACATGGAAGATATCAAGAATGCCTATCAAGGTTTTGCAAAACAAAATTATACCATGTTGGACAACTTAAAATTAGGTTACGGTGGCACAAAGACAGAAATGGAGCGATTGCTTACTGACGCGCAGAAAATCACTGGTGTAAAGTACGACATCAACAATTTGTCGGATGTATATTCGGCTATTCATGTAATTCAAGGGCAGTTGGATATTACAGGAACAACAGCTAAGGAAGCGGCAACAACCATATCCGGTTCTTTCGCCTCCATGAAGGCCGCAGCGCAAAATGTTATGGGTCAAATTGCTCTCGGAATGGACATAAAACCAGCTTTGTCAGCACTGGCAGAGACGATGACAACTTTTCTTGTTGGGAATTTACTTCCTGCAGTATGGAATGTAATTTCTGCACTTCCAGGGGCGTTAGTAACATTTATACAGACTGCTACACCACAGTTGGCAACTGCATTAATGCAATTTGTGCCAGAGATTGCAACACAAGTCCAAACCGCATTGCCACAGCTATACGAAATGGCAAACGGAATGCTGCTACAGATTACAACTGCAATTCAAACAAATCTACCTGGGTTATTACAACAAGGGGTTAGCATCGTGACAAATATTGCAAATGGAATATTGCAGAATATTCCGCAATTACTTGCAATGGCAGCGACATTGATGGCTAATTTTGAAAATGCGATATGGTCAGCTCTACCACTTGTTTTAGCGGCCGGAGGTAAATTAATACTTAATCTTGTCAATGGAATTATTAGTAATCTTCCACAGATTGCAACTGCAGCGGCTCAGGCAGTGGCGAAAATGACGGCTACAATTGGACAGAATCTACCGCGGGTTCTGCAGTCCGGTATTGAGATTATTGGAAAGTTGGCGGCTGGATTAATTCGAGCAATCCCAAGCCTTATAGCTCAGATTCCTCAAATTATTTCTGGAATTCGAAACGCGTTTTCAAACGTTGCTTGGGGGACTATTGGTCACAATATTATCCAGGGAATTGCGAATGGACTTAGAAATGCAGGACATATGTTGTGGGAAGCTGTCAAGGGATTGCTTGGAAGTTTTAAGGATAATGTACTGTCGTTCTTCGGAATCCATTCTCCTTCTCGTTGGGGTATATATGTCGGAGAGATGATTGACACTGGATTCGCAAAAGGAATTATAGGAGAGCTTCCTTCCATTACTTCTGCAGTTTCCAAATTACAGGATATTGCTACAAGCCCGTTCTCAAACGCGAATTTGAATTATGATTTACAGGGGGCAAACAGCTCTAGAACATCAGGAAATGAGACGTCAAGCCGACTTGATACTTTAATTGCATTATTAAGAGCGATTATTGCAATCATAGATGGAAAGCCAAGCGGAGATGTAAGCGAACGAGAGCTGATTCGAGCATTAAGAGATATGGGGGTTGTATTCGAATGATAGAAATCAAATATGTGTGCTCTAATGGGAAAGAATACAATCTTGTGGGTAACCGGATGAGACCAACGTCCGGTTATTTCCATGAATATGAATGGAAACCAATGACCACAGATCAGGAAATTGGAGCAGATGTATACGGGTTTGAAAAAGAACCAAAAACATATCAAATCACATTAACATTCCGTGGACCACTGGAAGTACGCAAAGCCAAGATGGATGAGTTGACAAACTGCTTTGAGTATGACGTTGTAAATCTTACTCCAGGGCGTATATGGTTTGGAAACTATTATATTGATTGTTATATTAAGGATATGTCCAGCAAAGTGTCATCTACCAGGAACTGCTGGACAGACATGGAACTCGGTATCTACTGTCCATATCCTATGTGGGCAGAGGAAGAATCTAAGAGCTTCTATCCGGATAGCGCAGACAAGGGGGAAATTTATAACTTCTTAGATTACCCATATGATTATCAATATGACTATTCAAAACCATTATCCGGAACAGAGCATTGGTATGTAGATCATTACAGAAGTAGCAATTTTCAGATGACTATCTATGGCCCGTGTGCGAATCCAAGAATCATAATTGCCGGACAAGTCTATCAAGTGTATGACACGCTTGAAGCACATGAATACATTGCTATTGATTCACGTAAGAAAACAATTATAAAAAGACTTGCTAATGGTACGGAACAGAACATTTTTTATAAGAAAGCAACTGGCAATTCTATATTCACGGAAATTCCGGCAGGAGATATCTTGATAAATTGGAGTGGAGAGTTTGGCTTCGACATTGTGGTGTACAAAGAAAGGAGTGTACCGGAATGGATCTCATCAAAACAGATCAATACGGAAGGCAGATCGGCTATGTCCAGGGTGCAAATATAGATTTCGAAGTCGGAGCTGATGAAGCCGACAGTATTAATGATTTTGAGATTGAGCTTAAGCGTTGGAATTGGGATGGGTCTATTAGATATGGAACTAGAGTATTTTCACCGGATACTGAGTATGGCGGAATTGTCCGAGAAATCAGCACCGATACAAGTACCAATGTAATCCGCGCAAAAGGAGATACCTGGCGTGGAATGATGACTAAAAAAATTATACAGCCATTAAGTGGCCAGGATTACGCAACAGCATCTGGGGAACTTAATTCAATTATAAAATCCAAGGTTGAAGCTGAGTTCCCTGGACTCTTTTATGGCGTTACTGCAGATACGGGTGTTACAGTGAACAATTATCAATATGACCGATATTGTACCTTGCATACTGGACTGGCTAAGATGTTGAAATCAGTAGGATATCGACTGGATATCAGATACCAAGAAGGTGATGCTGGTATGGCCGGATATGTGAAAGTGAGCGCTGTTCCAATCAACGATCTGTCATCAGAATATGAGCTGACCAATGATAATAACATGAATTTCACAACTGACGATAACCGGCGCGGAATCAACCATCTGATTTGCCTTGGAAAAGGGGATTTAAAGGACAGGTTGGTTATACATCTATACACTGATCAGAACGGTGCAATTTCGCAGACTCAGCAATATTTTAAGGGAGCAGAGGAAATTGTGGCTATATATGATAGCAGCGGATCAGAAAGAGATGACCTGATTAAGAATGGAATTAAGGAACTGGAAAGCAAGAAGTCAAGTATGTCTTACAACATGACCATGACTAAGTTGGAGGGAAATATCGATTTAGGAGATATTGTTGGAGGAAAAGATTATCTAACCGGAATTAGCATGAAGAAACCGATTGGCCGAAAGATATGGACAATATCCTCCGGAAAAGAAAAAGTAGTGTATAAACTGGAAGGAGAGACATAATGGAAATAATTACAGGATATACAGGAAAGCCCCATGTAACATCAGAACAGGATAGAGATGTAAATATTGGAGTTGTGGGAGAAGGATCTTATGTACTGCGGACTGGAATGCAGTTGGCAGCAGAGGTATCTTCCAACAATGAAATTAAAATCAGAGACGGTGTGCTGATGCATCAAGGGTGCACAGCATCAATCAAGAAAAATACATATGACTCTCTTACTATCACCAATGGTAGTCAGGGAATGAAACGTGTTGATTTGATTGTTGCAAGATACGAAAAGAATCAAGACAGTGGAATAGAAAGTCTTGACTTGAAAGTTATACAGGGAACACCGTCGGAATCAAACCCGGCAGCACCACAATATACAGAGGGGGATATTCAGGCCGGCGATTATGTGGCAGATATGCCATTGTACCAAGTTATTATTGAGGGACTTAATATTACAGAAGTAAAAGAGATGTTTAAAGTCATTGGATCAAATAAGGATTTGTCCAA